AGTGTACCATCAAGTCTCCAGCAAATGTAGCATACCTAGTTAGGTTGACTCCGTAAGCACCTTCAACAGCTGTTGGCTGCCATCTGTCCTTACCATACTGCTGCAAGTGGTTCGCTACTGTTTCACCAACGAAGGCAATCTTTTGCTTTGAACCAAACTTGAACACTGTGTTGATTAGAAGAGAGTCGAAACCATCTTCAGTCATCTTACCAGCGCCGTTACCACCATAAGTGGCAAACGCTGTTGTGATGTCAACGACGTTAGTCAAGCTGTTCAATAGACCGCCAGTAAACCTTGTTGGCTGTGCAGTTGAACCGTTAGCTTCGTGCTTGTTACCAAAGAACATAGCTCGCTCGATGTCAGACATGTGGAGCTTAAGTGCCTTAGTCATAGCCTCGTCTAACTTATCACCAGTTCGTAGGTATGTGCTTTGCAAAGTATTTGATACTTGAAAAGCAGTCCTAAAAATCTGAGTGAAGTTTGAGACTACTGAAGCGTCAAAGCTGATTGCAGTTGGTGAAGTGTCACCTTCAGCCGCTGCAAATCCAGCGATAAACAAGACCGCATTATCTGCGATTTGATGTGATGTACCACCAATGTTTCTGGTCACAGTAAGGGTAGTGCCAGTAGTATCAGCAGTAGCGTGCATCACTTCGCTTGTCTCACTGTTGACAATGATTGCGCCTTTTACAGCGAATTTATTGTCGTCAGCAGCGTCGATTGTAATTGAAGCTGTTGATGTTGAAGCAACAGCGCCGTTTACTGTCAACGTACGCTCTGGTAGTTCGTCCCTAAAGTTTTTATACTCTGGGTCGTCTGTTGGCTCTGATGAACCCATTGCAAGCAATGCGTTCAGTGGAGCGTTACCGTTAGGTTCCAACAACGTGAAAAGCTCACGGTAATTTTTCGGGCGGAAATCAGATGAAAACTCTCCTGTTCCCCGCAATCCTTGTATTGCTGCCATAATTTACCTCCTTATAGCATTAGTTACGGTTTCTTTACAGTCGAGTCGTTACGGAAATTAACCATCGCATAAACTCTTTAACACATTGAGCCGTAGCGCAACTTTGTGTGTTATTAGTATGATATGTTATAAACCATGTACTTGTCATCCCTATAAATCATAATCTCCAACTTTAGGGCATCTAAACTTTCTAGGCTTGTACATGGGATAGCCTCTGTGGACTTTCCTTGATATTTCGTATGCACGTCTTTTGCACATCTCCTCTGTCTTGTACGGGCCGTATTGGTCTTCCAGTACGATACAATACTCAGGGTTCATTAAGTGACATATTGTCACAAATGCTTTGTACAAATATTAGCCTACCCGTTTAGACATGGTCTTGTTAATCAAGTTATCCAAAGTAGAGCCACCTTCAGCTGGTGCATTTGTCGGAGTTGCTGCTGGCGTTTGACCTAGCGAGCCCGTAAATGCTTGTCGCCTTTCAGCGATAGCCTTCATTCTCTCCATCTCTGGACTATTCATGCTGTTTTTGAAATCTTGCATAACCTTAATGGTCATTTGAGGGTCAACAAAATCTTCCATAGTAAAGCCACGTTCTGCTGCAAATATCATAAAGTCATTAGCAGCAGTGTCGGGAAGACCTAGTGCTTGTTGTACTCTGTCGATATTGTTAGCAATTTGTTGCTGCACAGCCTGTACGCTTTGTGCTTGTGAGTTGGCAACTTGGTCTCGTGCTGCGTTTGCAACGCCCTGTGAGTTAGCCAATACACCACGTAGTAACTGTGATAGCTGGTTGATTTGTTGCTGCATTTGTTGCATGCCAGCATTGCCTTGGGCTCCAGACATCATCATCTCTTTGTACCCAGGTGGCAGTGAAGCTGCGTTTTCTTCTTCCCACTTCTTAAGACTTGCCTCCATGTCTCCAGACTTGACTGCTGCATCTTTCTCATAAACACCTGGCTTATCGCCCTGTGTGTTGCCCATTGTGGGATTTGATTCTTCGCTTTTAGCTAGGTTGCTAAGAATCTGAGCAACTTCTTTTGTATTCGCCCCAGGGTTTTTGCGCATGTACTGCTCAATAACATCCATAACAGGCTTATACTTTGCGTTCTTAAAGTTAAGAGCGCTGTACCTCTCAAACGTTGATTTGATTTGTTGAGGTGTAAGCTTTCGCTTTGTCTTCGGGTCACTTCCATCGCCAAACTCAATCTCATAGATGATTGCTTCAGCGGTCATCTTGTCACCTTCAGTTTCGGGACTGCCTTTCTCAGCTGCTTTGCCTTCGTTGCTGTCCTCTTTTTTCTTCTCAGGGGCTGGTGTTTGCGTCTGAGTAGGGGTAACGCCCATTTGGTTTGAGGCCAGTCTGTCTACAGCAGCCATAGCGTCTTGGGGGTTTTGCGGTGTTGCCATTTTATTTCTCCGTTCTCCCAGCCGAAGCGGGGGGTTTGTTTAAATTATTGCTCATTATTGCCTGTATTCTTGTTTCTGTCGTCCATATCAGACAGTGCAATCTCCGACTCCAGCTTTGATTGCAGACGTACAGGTAATTCGAGCATCCTCTTAGCAGCCCATATTGAGCCACGTCTGAAGTTTATTTCTGTCAAATCCATGTTTGCTGACTCAGCAATAGACATGGCAGACGCCAGAATCTCGTCGTTCATTACATCTAAAAGAACCGCCCAACCCTTTGAACCTGTAAGCTCTTTTATCGCTTTGAGCTTTGCTTGTGGGGTCATTTAGTTCTTTTAATCTTCTTACTCTTTCGTACAACTGCCTTGCCAGCCATTACAGACCCGTGACCTTTTTTGTTCACAGTCCTGTTGATAGCAGCATCTTTAGGATTGTACGATTCAATCTTTCCTTCTTTGCTTGCCATTATCGCCCTCTCTTTTCAATTAATCTGTCAATCTTAGAATCTAGTGCATCTAATCTATCTATAACTCTATTTATATCAGATTCCATTTCTTTTTTCGTCACATATTCTTTTGCAATTTCTTCTCGTGTCTTGTTAAGAAGAATTGACAAACGATTGATTTCATTAGACCTCTCACGTAAAAAATACCCGACCAAGCCAAGTATTAACGTTAGAACTCCATTCCATACCATTAACTCCATGCTGCACCTTTATGGCTTTGTAGGCCATTTTACTTTCTCCAGACTATCGTATGTTTTTGTAATGTCACGTAAATCTTGACGATACTTCTTTTGTGCATCTGTCATTGTAAGGTCAGAGCTTGCCCACCAGTCTGTTTCTGCAAGCTTCACGTTTCGTTCTGTACGTAAAAGCCTCATGGGCTCTGCTGCTACTAGCTTGTCCTTTTCTGCCTTTACCTCGTCCCAAGTAACACCAAAGTCTTTTGGGTCAGTGCTTTCAATAGCACTTCCGTTTTCGTCTGTGCCAGTTACTTTTGCAAACATCTTCTCGAACTCAGATTTAGATGTGGGCTCGCCACGCAATACCCATTCTTTAATTTCGAGAGACGTTAGTGCTTTTGCTATGTCAGTCATATTGCCTCCTTGTTAAGTCTTAATTTCTGAAACTCTAAAAAATGAAGTTCCACCGTTTGCTGGGCCTTGTCTAGCCCTGTTTATATAGGCGTAACTTTGAAAGTGACCATAAACAGCCCAGTTTAAAGAAACTCCAGCGTTTTGTGTTTTTCCTGTATCTAAAAAAGAAGATGATTGATTGAACACATCGTAACCACCAGTATGAGTGTCGCTTCTATTAGGCGACCAGGGAACATCTGTTTGATACCAAGCGCCTCCAGCACCAATGTTTGTGCCAACAAAATTTTGTCTGCCATAGTTTGACGTCCCTCCAACCGCAGCATAAGCTGAATCAGCTTGACTTGCACCTTTGTATGCAAAAGCGAAAGAGTGGTCGTGAGTATCCATGTTTGAGTTTGTGTTAGCGCTTCCAAAAACTATTTCAGCTTCTAACAAAAAATGACTATTAGTTGCTTTGCAAACTAAGGTGACTTCATATAATTTAAAAACGCCTCCCGAACTTGAAACAGCTAAAGATGTGTTTCTGGAATCGTATTGTACTGTCTGAAGTATTGTGCCAGCTGACATTTTATCGTAACCCACAGTTGGCAAGCCAGCGCTAGTGACTGAAGATATTGCTGCGTTATTTAGTTTTGTTAATGCCATATCTTTATCCTATTCAGAAATCCTAAATCCACTCATAAATGATTCGTGATTATTAACACCAGTAGCACTTTGAGCATTACCAGCTTCGTTATTTTGATAAAAGTCCATTTGGAAAGAATCACCAGCAGAACATTGACACAAACCATTAGTTTGAACAGACTGGTATCTACCAGTTCCGTTTGCTTGATAGCTACCAACTTCTGATTGCAACATAATTACTTGGTCTGCAACTCTTAAAATTCTAACAATCAACCTATAAGGAACAGCATTAACCATTCGTACATGACCAGTAAAAAAATATATTCCAGCTGTTGCAGCTGTAATATTAATTTTATTACTACTCATCATACTGTGTGTATCAAAACCTTGCACTCCAGTTCCAGAGGTCGTATTAAGTGGAATATTTGTCCACGAAGCATTACTAGCAGCAACACTTGAACTTGTATGAACTCTAAAACACGGAACCTTAGAAGGTTTAAATGTTCCATCATTTGCAATTTGTATAGCGCTTAAGCCTGACTGGTTTTGAATTGCATCGACTTTGATTACTGAACTCATTGACCGACCTCCCAAAATATAATTCTGTAAGGCATGTTTCCTATTCCAGTGTGTCCGTTTCTGCTAAACCTCATATCAGTAGCACTAGAATGACATCTCAATTTATATGTTTTTTCTATGCCAGATGTAGTGTCTTCTCCACTAAAAGCATAAACAAAAGGCTCGTCATTATTGTTTCTAACATGACGATACCCAGCGCCTAATAAAGTTTCTGGACTTTCAAGAAACAAACACGCTACAGAAGGGGAACCACCTCCAACATTTGAACTGTCAACGTGACCACTTGCGTGAAAAACAACTTTTGAAGAACTAGCAACTTTAGTGAAGTTATAGTTTTCTACTTCATAAGTGTTGGCGATTGTGGGAACTGTATTAGCTGCCCAACTGCCAGACGTGCTTCGTTGAAT